ATTCTGTTACTGCATTATTCAAAGACACTGAATATGCAGATGATTTTGTTGATGAAATTGCTCCCTCTACTAGATCAGAAGTAGCTCCTCCACTAAAACCAGCTAAAGATAGATTTAATCCTGATCAGATTGTTGACATTATAACTTTTATAGAACATCCATACTTTTGTAACTTGAAACCTTATCCTTGGCAAAAACTGATCTTAAAATGTTTTTATATGGGACAAGAAGGCAACACTAATCTTACTATAGATGAATCAGATAACAAAGATGATTGTAAAGGATGTGTTTGGGATTATATCCAAAAGAATGAAAATGAATTCCTCAAAGCAAGATCAGATGGCAGACAGTTTAAAACTATATTCAATGTAGTAAACTCTCCTTGTCTTCAATGCAAAAGATTGAAGAATGATATTAGGGAAGCAAGATATAAATATGCTAAAGATGAAGCTACTAACCCTGATGCTGAAAGACAAGTAGAGATATTAGAGGCAAGACCTATTATTGATGCATTCCAAAGTGAATCTGACTTACTTTATTCTGATGAGTTTGATCCGAAACTTAGAATGCAAGTAAAAGAGAAATGTACTAAAAGATATAAGTTTGAAGAATTAGTTTTAGTACTTGGCAGACGTTCAGGAAAATCATTCCTTGTATCTGCTATGGCCCTTTATGAACTTTATAGATTAATTTCAATGGGACATCCACAAGCAAGATATGGTTTGATGGAATTTGATGAAATTGTTCTCCTTAATGTTGCTCGTAATGAAGAACAGGCAAAAAAAGCAATCTTCTCCAAAATCAAGCAAACTGTTTTAGCTTCTCCATTTTTTGCTCCTTATATTGGCAAAGATACAGAGCTTGAAATGAGGTTTTATACTGAGCATGATAGAGAAGAGAATGTAAGAAGAAAAGAGCAAAATATCAATCTTTTTGCTGGTAGTTTGGTCCTTAGATGTGGTTCCAGTAATGCTTCAGGTCTTGTTGGTTTAACTTGTTGGTCAATCATTATGGACGAAGTTGCTGCTATGGCTGGAGATAATCCTGATTCTGGCGTTGACTATGCTTTATATGATGATCTAAAGCCATCTCTTGCTACATTTGGTAAAGATGGAAAAATGATGCTTCTTTCCAACCCCAAAGGTCCTATTGGGTTGCTTTATGATTTACATGAGAATAGACAAGAAGATCCAACAACTCTTGTAATGAGACTTCCTACTTGGCTTACAAATCCTAACATTGACAAAGAATGGTTAGATGGTCAAAAGAAAAAAGATCCTCAAGAATTTCAAATGCAATATGGAGCTGAATTTGGAGCTTCTTCATCTGATCCTATGTTTGTCAATGAAGATATTGAGAGAATGTTTAAAAGTATGTCAATGGTTCCTAGAAAAGAAAGAGCGGATGGACTTTTTGAATATTTTTGCCATTTAGATCCTGCTAGAACTTCAGACTATTATGCTCTAGTTATTGCTCATACAGAAATAATGTATGGAACTGTTGGTCCTGATCATACACCACTTAAGAGAGTTGTAGTAGATCATGTTCATTTTTGGAATCCTATGACAAAAAATCAACCTGTCAAAGAAAAAGAAGTTGAAGATTATGTTATTGATTTACATAGAAGATTCAGATTTAAACAAGTTTCTATTGACCAATGGAACTCTCAATCATCAGTTATAAAATTACAGAGCTTTGGCGTTCCTATTGTAGAAAGACAATTCAATAAAGAATATAAAGAGAAAATCTATACTGAACTTTCTCAACTAATAAGAGATGACAGAATTGATATTTATGATCTTTCTGGAGGAAGTTATTGTGATTCTGAAAATAGAATCATTTCTCTTAATGAGATACAAGAAGCTAAAATTCAATTTTTATTCTTACAAAAGAAATGGAAAGGTAAAAGATATTACATAGAAGCTCTTTCTGGCTATAAAGATGATATATGCGACTGTATAGCAGCTGTTTCTTATGAATGTTTAACTTCTAAAATGGTACAAAGATTACCAAAATCAAAAATGGTTAATCTAAGTGCGAGATTTAGATAATTAAAGGTTTATTATATATTTTTTGAGAAGTAATCAGTATGTCTAATAATATCAAAACAGCTCAATTTGGTGGTGTTGGAGGAGGGGGTCAAGCATCTCCATTTACTCCTGGCAAAAAACCTATGGGTGTTGGACAAGGTGCTAGAGGCATCAATAACTATATTGATGAGGATATGAGTTTTGAAAAGATACTTTCAAAAACGCATATGGATCCTGAGCCTTCTGATAAAAATTTAGAATCAAGAATAAGTATTTTCCATAAACAAAACCCTGAGCAAGATGCTGCTAATTATATATTAGATTCTTCAGAAAGACTTAGAGCTAAGTATAAAGCTATATTGCATAACTATAAACAGACTTTAGAAATAGAAGCAGAAAGTATAATTAAGAATTCTCCAAAATACATCAAAGAACATATGTCAGTTAAAGAAGAACATATGATGACTAGAGAAGAGAGTTTGCAATCTAGAAGAAAATACAATAAAGACACAAAATACCCTAGAGAACAATATACTGATCCTGACAAGCCTTCAAGATTACATTTTGCTATTTCAGATCAAGATATTAATCGTATAGCAGAAGGTCACGCTATAGGTAGAAGAAATAGAATCCAGAAAGAATATCCTGAAGACGAAAGAAGTCAATTTGATACTGCTGTTTATGACAGATGGCCAGAAATGTCTTATAAGCAAATTGAACTTAAAGATGGTTGGCAAGGATTAACAGATTATCTTGAAGACTCTTCAAAAGCTAACAGAGATTATGCTGCAGATACTTGGAATGAGCCAGTTCTTGACGATTATAAAAGTCCTGATGGAAAAGCAAATGTTCACCCAAGAAAAGATATAGCTGAAGTTCCTGAAGATTCTGTGCTAAATGAAATAGATCTATTTCAAGGCTTAGAGTCTAATCTTCGAAAAAATGAAGAAGATTCTACATATGCTGATAAAAAAGATTTTCATAAGAATACTATTGATGGATTAGAAGATATTTATCCAATTTATTTTTACGGAAACTCAGGACACTCATTCTAATGAATCATAATCCATTATTAATCATAAAAGTATGTGAGTTACTTGATAAAAACAAAAAGTACAGTATTTCTGACAGATTGTTTAATAAAGTAGCATATTATCCATTTAATGGTGGATTAGCTCAAAATGGTGAAGAGCACGAAGAAGAGTGGGAAAACATTGAGCCTATCCATAAAAACAATGACAAATTTAACCAAGGCGAACCAACTGATAGTGGTGGAGCAAGTCAAAGAAAAAGAGTTCCTGATGGTCACCCTTTACCACTAGATGCAAGTGACGAAGGAAGCATAGAAGCTCAATTAAATGGCGAAGATTCAACAGGAGAAAAGTTTAGATATCCTGCAAAAACACCTTCTATGGATGCTATGAATCATTCGGGTGATCCACTTGAAGATTATGAGTGGGAAAATAGAAGCTCTGATCCAGCCGTTACAAGAATTCCAGAAAATAGAGTTTTATAGGAGAAACAATTATGCCATTACCAATCAAACCAGTTCATTCATTAGATTTACACGCTGAAATTTTTGATGGTCCTTCAATGGAAGGATTAGGTCTTTCAGATATTCAAATTCAGTTACTTGGAGTTTCATCTGCACCAAAAAGAGAAGCTGCAAAACTTAGTAATAGAGATATTGAAATTCTTAAGGCTATTGATTCAAATCAAGATGATTTAGTAACAGCAGCAAGTCAAATTGCACTTCATAAAGATTCAAAAATTTGCAATGTTCCTAATCAAATATCTGACAATGATATTTTAGCACTTAAAACTGCTGGATTGATTAAGGGATATGGTAGAAGTGTAGAATTAACAGATAGAGCTAAGTTGGCTTTGAGAGATCATTACTTAAGCCAAGAAACTGTTAATGAGTTTAGAAAATCAAGAACGAAAGATAGATTTGATTTAGAAGCAGCTAGAAGTGTAAAAGCTTCTAGTGAAAGATTCAAGAAAGTTGGTTCTTGACTGACTAGTAGCAAATTCCGTGATGAATTTGATGTTAGATTTATAGCAGATGACGATAAGTCAAGAGCTAAAGGTTTGATGTTTGCAAATCCTTTAGATGATAATGAAGTAGTTTTCTTTAAGTTTGATTTTCCAGACAATCATTCTTTTTGGAATAAAAATGTAGATTTTGGTTTATCTTTAGCATTTTTAGACAAAGATTATAAAATTTTGGACATCAAAGATATGCAAGCTCAAAGTGAAAAATCGTGTGTTCCTAAATCAAATAATGTGCAATTTGTTGTAGAAGCAAATCAAGGCACGTTTGAAAAACTAAATATCAAAATTGGAGATAAGCTTATTTTAAAGGGAAAAAAGCTTATTTTGAATAAAGAAACTAAATAAATACATACAGGATTTTATATTTTTGAATAAGAAATCTTTAATGTATTCTTTCTTGAGGAGAAAAAACAATTATGGCAGATAGAATTTTCCCAAACAGATTTCAAGAAGATCCTCTTGATTCTGACCTTGTTTTTCAAGGTATAGATTGGGATAACTTTAACCAAAGATTAGCCGAAGCAAAAGATGACAAAGGTAATAAAGTTCCTGTCGAACTAATGGAAGCGCTTCATGATGCAAATGAAGAAGCATTTGATGGTATTGCTAAACACGGCAAAGATACTGAAGATGAAGATGCTGAAGCTTCTATGGAGCATGATGCAAGCTGGACAAAAGCAGCTAAAAAAGGTATTCCAGATGGCTTGAGAAAGTGGATGGAAGAGAACGGCAAGGGCAAGGGCAAAAGCAAGAAGAAAGCTGAATCTGATGATGAAGATTCAGAAAAATGCCCAGAGTGTGATTGTGATCCTTGCGAATGTGAAGATGAAAATGAAGTTCATGAAGATATGAAGAGAAAAGGCCCTAAAGCTAAAACTGATAGAAAAGCCTCTGTTCATTTCACACATCCTTCACAATTGAGCGCTGAAGCCGTTGAAGCAGCTATTGCATC